TTAATTTTTACGTCTTGCTTGCCTTTGGGCTTTAGCCTTATTTAGATTATCTAAAATCGGCATGACAGTGGCAGGGTTATAAAGATGTTTACCATTAGTACCAAGATTATGAGCCCGTAATTCATCAACAATGGTTTTTCTTGATAAACTATATCGCTCCATTAACCATGCTGCTGTAACTCGATTTGGTATTTCTTCCGCTTTAATTTCTAAAACCTTGCCGATGTTTGGTACATCGTCATGTATAAAAATTTGTGGCGGTTTCTCTGATTCAACTACAACAATATATTTCCCCATTACGCAACTTCTCCAATGCTAATTAAAATTTCTTCTGGTAAATCGTCGGTGTCTTTTTCAATCAAACTTCGCATCGCTTTTTCATAGCCTCCATTAATAGATCTTGTACTTCTCGTTTAGACTCACGGCGCTCCATAACGATTTCATCCATCGTGTCTTTTGCAATGATGTGATAGATATAAACAGGGCGGTCATAGCCCGCTTGCGCTTGGCGTGTTGGTCCAATACGTTCGATAATTTGTTGGTACTGTTCCAAATCCCACCAGTGAGAAAAGAACACAAGGATATTTCCACCGTCTTGTAGATTAAGCCCGTGACCTGCGCTTGCAGGATGGGCAAATAGCACAGGGATTTTGCCTGCGTTCCAATCGTGAATCGTTTGCGGGTCTTTATCTAAATGGCGACCTTTTGGGAATGCTTTTAATAAACGCTCAAGGTCGCTTTTAAAATGGTATGCAACCAACACAGGCATGCCCGCAGCTTCTTCAATTACTGATTCAAGCGCCTGAATTTTTAAATCATGGATAGGGTGCCAAGTGCCGTTTTCATCGGTGTAAATAGAACCGCTTGCAATCTGCAAACACTTCATTGTTTTTGATGCTGCATTGAATGCTTCTACTTCAACCGTTTCAGCTAGTTCAATGAACATTTCCTTTTCCATTTCTTCATAGGTCTTACGGGCTTTACCTGTAAGCTCTACTTCGATCGGGTAAACAATTGGTTCTTTAATATTGAAATAATCTTTAGCTTCAATGCTCAAACACACATCATTAATTCGTGCATGAATTTCGCCTTGACTATGATCAAAGGGCACAAGGTTTACCGCATTACGATCTACGCCTACTTGTATTTGTTGGAACCAACGATCTGTAAAAGCGCTGAAACTGGTGCCCAATCTTTGACCACGATCAATGAACCATATTTGGCCCCACAGGTCTTTAAGCCCGTTGGGTGCAGGCGTTCCCGTTAATTCAATGAATCTTTTGACTCGAGTATGTGCGACTTTACCTAAGGCGCGAGCGCGAACCGAACCTTGTCTTAAACGAAAGCCTTTTAGCTTGGTGCTTTCATCTGCCACCACTTTTTTAAAAGGCCAATCGTTACCAAGAAATGAAAGTAACCATGGTAAATTTTCGTAGTTAATGGTGTAGACATTGGCTTTTTGTTTTAAAGCACGTACACGGTCTTCAGGCGAACCAACTACAGCAACAACTTTATAATCTTGCAGATGCTCCCATTTCTTAGCTTCATCGGGCCATGTGGTCGCAGCAACTCGCAAAGGGGCAACTACAAGAGTCGGCCCCGGCTCGAACAATTCGAGAATTTCTAAAGCAGTGAGGGTAGAGGATGTCTTACCTGTACCCATTCCCGCAAACACGGCGCAACGCTCATTATCAAGAATGTGGTTGATAATTAAATGTTGGTAATCGTGCGGTATGAACTTTTTAGCTGTCATTAGTTTTAACCCTATCAGTCCATTGAAAAACTTGAAAAGTCGATCCCATAATTGCTAAACAGTTAGGACATCTTTTTCCCCCACCACGTAAGGACCATTTGTATGCTATAAAATCCGCAAGACAAAAAGGGCATTCAACCTTGTAATATGACTTTCCATGTGCAGAGTTTTCCCCGATAATTTTTGCTTCGCGCATGGTTACTTCAGAACGTAAACTGAAGTTGTATTTAATATCCCTAGTATCTTCAAAACGGATGGGCTTTCTTTTCATTTTTCACCTGCCTTATTTGCACCCCAAGCAGATAAGCTGTCTTGTTGTGCAGGAATAAATTTAATAAGTTGTTTTTGGCTAAGTCCTTGAAGTAATTTTCTAAACTTATTCAGACTTAGTCCTTTATCTTTAACGCGAAGGGCGCTATACATTTGGCGTGTATAAGCGACCTTATTTGCGCTTATGAATTGAAGAGCTTCTTGCTCAATTTCATTTAAGTTCGGGCAAGCAATCTTTTCTTTATTAGTAAAGTTCACCCTAGTAACTCCTCAATTCGCTCTATGCTGTCTATAACTTCAACTCGTTGCCCCATCTTGCGCATGCGTTCATGTTCACGTGCTTGGGCTGCGGTTGGTTTTTCCTTTGGTGCCTTTAGCTCTGCCCAAAAAGTATTGTCTGGTAGCATTACCAGACGGTCGGGTGCAGAGTTTCGGCTAATCCATTTAACCTTGCGGACTTCGCCCCCTAGGGCTTTGACCCTGTCCACAAGGTATTTTTCAATTACTGATTCGCGCATATTTACGCCCGTAAAGGCATAACTACGCCCTTGGCATGTTGGTCGAATAAAGTGCCGTCAAAATCTACTAAAGCAGCTTGATTTGCAGACTGTGGACGCAATAAAACGTTTATGCCATTACCACCAAGTGCTTTATGAATCTTTTGGAAATCAGCCAAATAGGACCAATTGAAAGTCGGATAGCGTCCTTGGTACTCGAAAGGTACTTCTTTTGGATAAATACGTTGCCAATCAGGGAATTTCCCATCAATAGGAATGAAAAGCTCATGCACTTGTAGAGGAAAGTTTGAAATTTTTCCGTGCTGTGTACTACGATCAATTACGATGGTGCAATGCCCCTTACGGTTTTTACTTGGTACTTTTTTAATAAAGGCTTTTACAGCTTCAGTTGGAATAATGAAGTTGATTTCTTCATTTAAACCGTCGATCTTGCATGCAAATGCTCTGTGACCATCGGTAGAAACAACATGCCCTTTATTAATAGCCACGCCATTTAAATAAAAACGTATGTCTTTAATAGCTGTGCAAATTGTTGCTGCATCCAATACCTGCATTGGAATTTCAATTTTGATGTTTTCCATCGTTTTAGTCCTTCTTATAGCGATATGACTCAAAGCCCGCTGCCGCTAAAGGCAAATCAAGTGCCCATTCGGGATTGGTAGCAAGCAGGCTTGATAAATGTTCGTGGTTGTATTCCGGTACGTCATCGGCTTCTGTAATCACTTCATCGTGTACTGAAAGACCGATTTCGTATCCTGAACTGTCGATTAATGGCATGTTGTGGCCTAGCACATCACGAGCAACTGCTTGCGTAATGTTCTCGGCAAACTTGCCGCCATAGGTGTAAAGGCGTTCCCATTTACGTGTGTACTGGTTATTGCCCATGTAAGAAATTCTGTTGTCGTCCGCTTTTGCACCCGGATAACAAAGAAAACGACCACTTGGCAATTTGATGTAAAGCCAAGAGCCTTTTTTAATGAAAATAACTTTGCGGCATGGAAAAGGCTTGTCGGGGTTGTTAATGGCATTAATTGCTGCCACACGAAGCTCATTCCACCAAGCAGAAATATTCGGATGTGCATAACGCCATGAGCGTTTGAACGAATCACAAACTAACCATGTGTTTTTCTTTAAACCGAAAGTGGTGCGTTTTTCTTTCTTGTGCCATTCCCAAGCGCGAATTGCTTCATTCATTATGCTTGGGTCAATGCTGTCAAAAGCTTGTGCCGCCATGTCGTCAAGGTCTAAGCCGTATGCAGCTGCAAATGTTAAAAATGCTCCTACACCGCCTTCATAACCTAACGCTAATTCCTGAACCTTACCAACTTGGCGTTGCTCTTTGTCTACGTCTTCAGGCGATACGCCAAACGATTTTGCATAAGCCAATTTATAAAGGTCGTGGCCTTTACCTGCATCGAAATCATAGAACGCTTTGAGTTTCCATGTTTCACCCGCAAGCCAAGCTAGGGCGCGGCCTTCAATGTTTGATAGATCGGCTACAACGAGTTTTTTGCCTTCTGGCGCACAGATACAACCGCGAATTGCAGAGCTTGTTAGTTCCATGACGTTTTCATAGAACATATCCGCGCAGCCGATTTTTAAAGTCTCGATGCCTTCGTCAATTACATCTTGCTTGAGCGTAGGACGGGGTAGGTTTTGCGGTTGGAATAATCGGCCCGCCCATCGTCCTGTGCGAGATGCACCGTTAAACTGTAAAGTTCCGCGTAATCGACCGTCTGAGCTAACACCTTTAGCGAGCGCGGTGTATTTTGCTGTACTGGTAGTTGAAGCCTGTAAACGGATGGCAAGCAATTCGCGCACTGCAAGCGGTAGAGCGTCATCATTAATACGGCGCTCTAATGTTGCTTTTTGCATATCTGGTAGCGAAACACCATACGCTTCTAAAATATGTTTAAGCATTGCGTCGCGTTGAGTAGCTGCTTGCACTTCACCATCTGTTAATGCAACCGTGCGTTTTGCCAATCCCTTTTGCGCTTTGTCTACTGCTTCAATTGCAGAGGCAACAAGATCAAGGTCAATGCAAACACCACGGTCATTAATTTTTTGGTCAAGGTGCCAAAGTGCTAATTCAGCACCGCGATAATTCCACTTTGGAATTTTCTTGTGCAATTCGCGCATTGCCAAAATATCGTTTTTGGCATAGTCAAGGAAACGCGCCCATTCAAGCGGATGCGTTTCACCAGTAGCACGGCGCAATTTTTGGTTAGCAGGGCGGGGCTTACAGAAAAGCTGAATAAGTTGTTTACCTGCTTTGTCCTTCGCCTTGTCTTGATCGATCTTGAAAATTTCACAAAGTGAATCAAGCGAACCGGGCAAAGAATGGCTCAAAGCTTGGACCATTGTGTCTTCCCAACGTTCGATTGGTAGAACAATATCAAGGCCCATCTTCGGCAAAGCATGTCGTAAAACGGTACGGTCAAAATGTGAATTGTGAGCGATAAGTTTTACATTTGGATCGTTCAGTAATTTGCAAAGTTCATTTGATAAAGGATTTGATGCAACGTCTTCAACATGAACAGGGCCGTCATTTAACGCCCAAGCAAATACGGTAATTTCAACTTGTTCTGCATAAGCGTGTGTGCCGTTTTTAATTGGCACTTCGCAATATGTCTCAAGGTCAAGCCAAAGGATGTCTTGCATTTTTATAATTCCTATTTTGCTTTGGTAAAGTGAACGCAGAGGGTCAGCAATACATTCACTTTCCAAAGCAACCCGCATAATGCGAGATGCTTTTAGGGTTAGGCTTCGAAAACACCTTGGTAGAATTCGCCTTCAAGTTCGGCTAATTTTTCTTTCAAGATTTCGATAAATTGGTCGGCACGTTTTTGGTCGTGGTTGTCTTTACCTACAAAACGTAAAATGAATGTAGGTTCAGAGTCTTTTACCGAAATACGGAGGGAAATTACGATTGATTCAACTGGTAAGCCTTTGTAGCTTTCAGTGTTCAAAACAATTGCAGTAGGTAAGTTTTCATCAATACCTGAAGCTTCAAGGCTTTCTGCGGCGCTTCGTTGATAACCCATTTCATTTACATGGCTATTTAGTTCAGCGTTTTTGGCAATTTTTACTTTGCGAAGTGCGCGAATGCCTTTATCGAATGGGATAATAGTGTTCAAGGTTGAACCATCTTCACCAGTAGATTTACCTTGAAGGGTTACGAACTCGGCCCAATCGTCTAATAGATCGATTAAATTTTCTTGGTTATAACGGCGGATGTTTGCACTTTCAAAAGCAATAAATTCGGGCTTTTTATCTAAAACTAAAACGGCTGTGTCGTCAGCGTGACCAGGGTCTGCTTCGTTACCGATATTAAAAAATGCTTCAGCTTTTAAGGTGCCACGGGTATTAATGAAATTTTTTAAACCTGCAACACCACGAGATTTTGCATAATCCACAAAAGATTCGATGCTATCTGTTTGGAAAGTGCCGCGGAAACGGTCGCGCAAAGCATTAAATTTTTCAGTGCTATGTACTCTAAAACCTTCAGGTACGATTGCAATTGAAGCGGTTTTATCAACTTGTACAGGTAAGTTGCCTTGAGCCGCAATTGCTAACGCTGCGATTTTGTCTACTGATTGTTCCATGTGTTATTTACCTTATAAAGTTTGGTAGGAAAGGGATTAGCCGTTGATAAAGTCTTCGGCTTTGACGCGTTCAGGCATCAAAGACAACTTGCCGCCTTGAAGAACATGCATAGGGGTTTTACCGCTTGCATTTTCGTTTTTGTCACCTGTTTCGGTTGGGGCTTTGAAACTGATCTTGTGAGCAATTTCCACTTGGTTACTGTCAGAAATTTGGTTAACAGTTAATTCCAGAGTAACCTTGCCCGCTTTGCCGTGTGTAATTACCGAACCTGCAACGGTTGAAAGGAATAGACCTAATTGCTTTTCAGCTACACCGCCTTTTAGGTCACCAAGAAATTGAGGTACATCGGTTAAATTATTCATTGTTGTTTTCCTCATTTAGGATTTAAAAATTCGGGCCACACTATCGCAGTGACCGCGGTAAACGCCTCTTGAGTCAAGGTGCAAAATCGTTTACTGCCACGGTTATTTCCAGTATCGACACTCATGGCTTGTCGATTAGCGCCGGTCTCCTAACGCACTGGCTCACTCATATGCTTATGCGAATAACGGGTCCGCGCCTTCTTCATCTGCGCTTAGGTCTTCGAAATCGTCTTCAGACGCTACGCCACCACCTGCAAACGCTTCACCGTCTTTCAGGAATTGCACACCGCGAAGGGATGCATTGATACGTTTGCCGTAGTTGTTGTCTTGGCACCAAAGCTCAATCGCAGCATTCACGTAGCAACCTGCATACGGTTTGCCGTCTGCTTGAACTAACGGTGTTTTACCGTCACGATCGAAGATTGTTGGACGCGTTTTATTACGTGCTGAAATGAAGTAGTTACCTGCGTAACCTTCGTAATCGCCTTTAGTGTCACCATCGTGCAAAGCCATGCGGTCTTTGGTTTCGATTTCTTTTTTAACTTGAGGCCATTTTGCGCCCCATTTTTCAGCACCCATTTTTTCCATTGCTTTGCGGATTTCATCAAGCTGCGGATGATCACTAGCAAGGATGAAAGACGCAGAGAAAGCGGGGTCACCTTCGCCATTTACAGTTTTAGCTTCAAATAAAGCAGGGAAAGCAAGGCGTACATTGTTTAAACGAATTTTCATGGGTATTACTCCGATACTGTTAAATCTTCAAATTGTGGTTTCATGTCCAAAGCAGGACGTTTGTCGCTTTCAGGTGCGACAGTGGGTTTACCGTCCGCCTGAGTAATAAGGGCTTCAATTTTTGTCCATTGGCGCGGGCCGATAGCTTCATCTTTCTTGAGAGCTTCCGCCTTTGTTGGACTAATTAATTTCAGGTCATACATCTGTTCGGTTTTAAGGCGCATGCTCTTAAGCATTTTTTCTGCTTCTTCTGCATCAGTCCAAGCGCGATTACCTTTCTTGCCTTGAACCATCTTGAAGCCGGGTATTGCTTCACCTGCATGCATCTTTTGGTGAACCGCTGAATCGACCGCTTTAATCCATCCTTCGAGAAGGGGGATAACTGCATACATTCGGCTAAGCTGAGCGTTGGTTGCACTTACAACTTGTGCCGTTGCATTGGTGATTTCTTCTTGCAAATCGAGTTGGGTTAAATCCTCAAACTCGCCTGCAATGGTCTCTACCAAGTGCTTTTGTAGAGCAGGGCAAGTTGCCTTTGCTTTACACCAGTGGCACTGTTTCTCACCCGGATTAAATGAAGCTTCAAATACTTCGTTTGTTGCGCCATCGGGGTTTTCGACACCGTCTTCTAATGTATGGATAAAAGTAACTTGCGTTTTTGCTTCATTCGCGAAGTCGTAAAGCTCTTCAACTGTTAATACATATTCAGATTGATAGCCTAAGCGTGGTTGGTGAATGACCATTCGTACTTGTTGAAAGTCGCCGAACATACCGAACGTTGCCAAAGCACCTAAACCGTAAAGCGCAAGTTGCTCGTTGCCTTCTGCATCGACCTTTACGCCTTTACCGTATTTCAGGTCGTGGACCTGAATTTCAGTTTCGGTTAGAACAACTGCATCGCTTGTACCGAAAGAACCTTCTGCACCTACAAACTCGGAAAAATCAACACGCTGTTCTACAAGCAACTCGTTGCCTTCAGCTTGGGAACGCACCGCATCTAAATAGATTTGGACGTTCTCAACCATTTCTGCATCTACTGTGAAGAAGCTAGAAACAGCATTTTCAATTTCATTAATCCAAAGGGCATTGCCTTTGATAATGACAATTGTGTGACCTTCAAAATCAGCTGCATTCTTTTCTTGCTCTAAACATTCAGAAGCAAGGAAATGCGCAGCGGTGCCTAGATCGGCGTGTTCTGAACTGCTGTCAGGTAGGTCTTTTTCGAGAATTACGCTACCTGCACAACGCATCCAACGGTGAGCCGAAGAAGGACTTAATTTTGCATGTGCTGTCATGACTTAATCCTTATTGGGCTGCCGTAAAGCCTGCTACAACTGCCAAAGCAATAATGATGAACAGGGCAATGGTAAATCCGATTAATTCGCCAACTGTAAACACGGCTTTAATTCGCTTATTTAAAAAATGGGTTTGAGTGTTCATGTGCATTTCCTTATGCAAGTGCTGATTCACAAGCTGCGATTACTTCTGCGTATTTATCCGCGGGAATGGTTGCAACAGTTGAAGCACCTACAGCGCTTAAGATCGCTAAAAGTGCAGCACGGTCTTTTTTAGCAACAGCTAAACAAGCGTCTTTCACTTCTTTTTCAGTGATTTCTGATTTAGTTGTTTCTTCAACAACTTCGTCTTTTGGTTCTTCAACTGCTTCTGCTTTGGCTTCAGCAATTTTTTGTTCAGCTTCAACCGCAGCTGCATCAGCGTCTTTAGCTGCTTGGTTTTTTGCAGGACTAGAAGTTTTAATTTCTGTGTTTTTGATTTCAGGCTTTGCTTCTGCCGTTTTGGTATCGCCAAATACATAGACTTCAATGTTTGAAGCTTGTGTAACGATATCATTTGAGTTTGTTAAACCCGCTTTGATAAGGTCTTGGCAGATTAGGCTGCGCCATGTATGGATATCTGTTGTCATGGTTTTTATCTCACTTGTTGCGTTTGTCTCAACATGATTGATAAGTTACTCACAACATTAAGTTGCGTCAAGTGCAACTTTTTAAAAATATGCATAAAAAAACCTGCTTTTAAAGCAGGTCTTTGAAAATTAATGAATTAAATTTTTAACTAAATCTCGTACGGCGTTTTGCACGGTAAACATAGCGCACTGAATCGATAACTTGACCCACGAAAATACAATCTTCATCAAGCGGAATGATGTTCGGGATAAAGTTTGGGTTGATGGCTTGAAGGTACCTAGAACCGTCAGATTCAATGATCAATTTCTTAAAAGTTGCATCGGAATGTTTACGAACAACGATTACATCCCCTGATTGCATATCAGCATAATAAACGGATGGGTCTACTAAAATGTAATCGCCTTCTAAAAACTCAGGTTCATTACTAACACCCTTAACTTTTAGATAAAAACAGTCTTCACATCCTTCGTCTGGTGCAGGTAGCCATTCTGTAACTTCTGATAAATCAACTGCTTCTGCATTTGTCCAAACGCCTGCTTGTACCCAAGAAAGTACAGGGAGCTTATTGTTTTTGCGAAGGCCTGTAACGTTAGGCTGTTCAATACCTTCAGCCATTTCAAATAGCGCTGACACTGTCACATTAAAAGCTGAAGCAATTTTTTCGAGCTTATCTATATCGGGAAATTGTTTACCAGATTCATAGCGGGAAACATTGCCCTTATCGACCCCTAACTTATCTGCAAGGTCTTGTTGGCTCATCTTTTTAGCTGCTCTCAACTGCTTAATTGCATTACCTAGTCCGGCCTTCATGTGTTTTTCCAAATGTGCGCTATTTAGCATTGTTGAGAAATTTTATTATTAAGTTTGCGTTTGGCGCAATAAATTTCAACGCAACAAGTCTTGATAATTTGTTGCGTTTAATGCAACATTAGTCTAATTGTAGGATGAAAGGTAATTAAAAATGTCTACACCGCTTCGTCAAATCAGACTGAAAAATAATTATTCCCTTGCGGAAGTAGCGGCGGCTGTTGGTTCTGACGCGGGGGACTTATCGCGTATCGAAAAGGGCAATCAAAAGCCGTCCTTACAACTAGCAGCAGACCTTTCAAAGTTTTTCAACGAAGAAATCTCTGAGTTAGAGCTTCTTTACCCTGAACGCTACGTAACAGAAGGGTATTTCGAAGACCTCACACAAGAGGAGAATGCCGAATGACTGAAGGTCAAAAATTTGATAACGCGAAGCCGCGTTTCTCGTTAATTCCAAAGGGTTCACTTGCGCCCGTAATCAATGTGCTTGAATTCGGTGCGCGTAAATATTCAGAAGACAATTGGCGCAAAGTTGCCAATGCAGAAACACGTTATTTCGATGCAGCTCATAGACATCTAAATGCATGGTGGGATGGGCAAACACTAGACCCTGAAACGGGTGAATCACATTTAGCACATGCAGTTAGCTGTTTGCTTTTTCTCATTGCATTGGAACAAGAAAAGAGCGTACCGCATGCAATTTGTGGTACTTGCGGATTTGCTCCATGTGAATGTAAGCAAACTCTTGCAAACACGGATACCTACCGACCGTTACGAAACTCTTATTCAGTTGAATGGGGGCGTTGATATGACAAATCCGATCAATATTTTTGGCCCTAAAGAATGCTCAAAACATTTTTGGGCGCATGACTCAAATGGCATTGGCAAAACCTGCATATGCTGTGGCTTTTCCGAGAATATTCTACGTCAGACACCGCCCCAATTTACCTACACGGTTTTAACTGGCGCACAAGTTGGCTCAGTGCTTCAGCTCACGCCACAAATTGATGACATGGGTGACGATAGTAACTTAGATCATCACGTTTCACCTTTCTGTGAGGTGCGTGACGTATGAGTTATTTCAAGGAGCATGGAAAAACCTTACTTGCGCATCACTACATGATTGTGCCGATCAAGCAAGGTTTAAAACGTCCTGTAATGGATGGATGGCAAAACGTTCGGCTTACTGCAAGTGACATACCGCGCTTTGCTAATCAAGGCGTGGGCATTTTAACGGGTCAAGGACCTTTCCCGATTTGTGCAGTTGATATCGACGTAACAGACGCGGATTTATCACACCGTTTTGCAGAATGGTGCCGTGATAATTTAGGTGTGAGCTGTGAGCGTGTGGGGAATGCACCAAAGATATTACTGGTGTATAGAGCTGAAGATTCTGATTGGGGTAAATCAACTTCGGCGTGGTTTGCCGATCCTGCCGAAGTAGATAAACCTTTTAAAGAAATACATAAGCATCGTATCGAAGTGCTTGGGCGCGGTCAACAATTCGTCGCGTACCATGTTCACCCTGATACGGGTAAACCGTATGAATGGGTTGATTTCTTCGGTGGGCTAACTGAATTTGCTGCTAACGCTTTGCCGACCATTACCAAAGAACAGGTCGAAGAAGCGATTAAAGCTTTTGAACGTATGGCCGAAGAACACGGCTTTGTGCGTGTGAAAAACAGCAAGTCACGTATTGGTGCTTTGACGTCTAGCGAACTCGCGGATGAAGAAGATTTATTAATGACGACCACGGCAACAATCGGTTGGTCGTTGGATGATGCAAAAAAATATTTAGAACATATAGACAATGAAGATTATGACACTTGGCTTCGCGTGGGGATGTCTTTACATCATGAGTTTGACGGCAGTGACGTTGCTCTCGAACTATGGAATGAATGGAGTTCTACCGCATCGAATTACGTTAGCTTTGAAGAGCTCGAATACCGTTGGGGTACGTTTAGCGGTAATGGATCAACAATCGTTACGGCGCACTGGTTACTTAAAACAGGTCGTGAATCTAAACAAGCAAAACTTAGATTAGAGAAACGGCAGATTCTTGCTGACATTAAAAATCAGATTGCTGATTGCCGTGACCAACAAGAGCTTTTGCAGGTTGTAGCCAAAGAAGCAGGCAAGGTTGCAGGTACTGACCTTGCTTTGCGTACTGAACTATCGGGACTTATCCGTCAGCGCTTCAAGCAATTAACAAAGATCAGCATTTCAGCGCGTGAAGTGAATATCGCAATGGGCGGTCGAAAAGTGCAAATTGCACTTGATGACGCTCAAAAGCGCCCGATGACTGAATTCGGTAATGCTTCACGAATGCTAGACGCTTACGGCAATGAAATTATGTTTATTGCCGAAACAAATACCTGGTACCGATGGAACGGCGTTTATTGGGAATCGTGCGTGAACATGGTCATCGAGCAGTATGCAAAGCAAACTGTTTTGGCTATGGGCGATGAGGCCAAAAAGATTGATGACGATGCACAACGTGCCGAGTTCTATCAATTCTGTGCCATGTCTCAAAAGGCGTTCATGGTCAAAAACATGGTGACGCTTGCTCAATCCGATCCACGTGTATTGGTTCCGATCAAAGAATTAGACAGTGATATTTATTTATTGGGTTGTGCAAACGGCGCAGTGAATTTGCGTGATGGTGAATTGGTTAAGCCAAGTCAAGAATTGCTAATCACATATAGCACTGGTGTTGAATACAACCCTAAAGCCAAATGTCCTCTATTTGAAAAGACTGTTCTTGATGCCTTTTTTGGCGATGAAGAAATGGCTAATTTTTTCCGTCGTTTAATGGGCTACGCAATTTTAGGTAATCCAAAAGAAAACCTTATGGTCATCCCGTTCGGTGATGGCTCTAACGGTAAATCAACCGTACTCACAACCATTTTCAAAGCACTTGGTGATTACGCCAAGATGACGCCCGCTGAAACATTCTTAGGTGAAGGCCGAAGTAATGCAGGTGGTGCGCGTGAGGACTTATTGCGTCTACGTGGTGCCCGTTTTGTCTATGTCGGTGAACCGGAAGAAAACAAGGAATTAAAAGAAGGCTTGGTTAAATCCATGACAGGCGGTGAATCCATCACGGCCCGCGGTCTTTATTCGCGAGTTTCGGTTGAGTTCAAGCCAACGTGGACTGTTGTTATGCCAACGAACCATAAGCCAATCATTAAAGGCGGTGACCATGGTATTTGGCGTCGCTTAATGATGATTCCTTTCCAACGAAATTATGACGCTGACAAGTCCCTTGTTAAAGACCCGAACCGATCTGAAAAACTTCAGGCTGAACTTGAAGGCGTTTTAGCTTGGCTTGTGCGTGGTGCACTTGAATATCAGCAAGAAGGCTTGAACGAGCCGAACAAGACGAAAGAAGCACGTGACGAATATCGCGATGAAATGGACCTTTTAAAGGACTGGATTAGTGAGTGCTGTGAGCTTGGTGATTATCGCGAAACGTCTCAAAACCTTTGGGTGAGTTGGGAAGCGTATGCAAAAGCACGTAACGAATTGCGCTATATCCCTTCATCAAGGGCGCTAGGTCGGCGGCTTAGTAGCAGATTTCAGTTAATCCGTAGTACAGGCGGCAAAAGGCTTTTTGCGGGTATTAGGGTTTCCGTAACTCCTGATTCCGAATTATTTGCGGATGAGAGTAGTAAGCAATGAGAGTTGAACACGTAGTTTTTTGCGTATACGCAAATTTCTGCGTGTTTGTTGGTGTAGGCAAGTCTAACGAGTGACGTTAGTGACGTTTAAAGTGCGTTTTTCCCTTAATTTCTATTTATATATATAGAACTTTTAGGAAAAAAGAATAAATAACGTCACTAACGTCACTCCAAAGACAAAAACGCAAAAATTAACGACTTGGAGGAGCGCGCCCATGCCTGTTTTGGCTTTTCTCCCTGAATTTGTAGTGAAAGACAAAGTAAAGCGTAGCTCTGAGCCAAAAGTTACAGAGGAAGACGTGAAAAACATTCGAGCACTACATAAATCGGGCATGTCTTATAGACAACTTGGTCATAAATACGAAATTTCCCACGAAATGTGCCGACGTATTTGCGTGGGGTATTGCTATAAGGAGGTTTTCTAATGGCTTTACGTGGAAAACAGCAAAGATTTGTTGATGAATACCTAATTGATCGTAACGCAACGCAAGCTGCAATTCGCGCAGGATATTCTGCAAAAACTGCATATTCAATCGGCGAACAGAACTTGAAAAAACTTGAAGTTAAAAAAGCCATTGAAGAAGGCGAAAAAGAACTTGCAGAACGCAACAAGATCACTCAAGACAAGGTATTAAATCGCTTATGGGAAATGGCAACGGCTGACCCTAACGAATTAACGCGATACACACGTGTTAATTGCCGATTCTGTTGGGGTATTGACCACAATTACCAATGGACAGTAGGCGAATTTAAAAGAGCAATTCAACACGCGCACGACACGAATGCACCTGAACCAAAATGCGAAGGTGGTTTAGATTTTGATCGTCTCAAAGCGCCTAATCCAGATTGCCCAGAATGTCGCGGCGAAGGCGTTGGATATACGTATATCGCAGATACGACACGTGTAAGTGACCAAGCCAAATTGCTTTATGCAGGTATTAAAGAATCTCAGCACGGCATAGAAATCAAAATGAATGACCAAGTCGCTGCTTTGATTAAAGCAGGTCAGCACATTGGCATGTTCAAAGATCGTGTAGAACTTGGCAACGACCCAGAAAACCCGCTAACCGATCCAAAAGCAGCAAGCACACAGTTAAGCCTTCTTGCCAAGTTGAAAAAGGCTAAGGCTAAAAAGGAGAAGGGCGATGCGTGAACAGCACAACTACAAAATCAGGCAACAAGTCTATTTGCCCACGAGACGGAAGTATTACTACATCAACGGCATTCATACAAACAAAGGCTATTGGTTAACAGGTGTTGAAGATTTCACTTTGTCATTGAATGCAGAACCAAACAAGGCAACCAAGCACGATAAGACATTTCGTGTTCAACCTTGGCAAGTGGAGGCTATTTGATAATGGATAAATACTTTTGGATTTTCCTAATGGTTTTGGTTATTTGCGCCACTTACGCAAAGGTACATGGTGTGGACCTATGACAAATACTTTCTCGCTGACAGGTTTTCTCATTTCAGTATTTATCAATCTACTTATTCCTGTGTTGTTGGTGAAATTCTGGCACCTAAAGAAATCCGCATTTTTTAGCTGTTTAACGTGGTTCTTAATGTTTGCAGTGGTGGGTGAGTATTTCAGGCTTCAGGAAAACCACATCAGAGATTTAGCCGATGTTTGGTTTCTCTTCGCCATTAGTTACATGACCATCTTTGAACTTGGTGATTGGATTGACTATGAACAAGCCCAACGATGATGAACTACTCGCATTAATTGCGGATATGAGCGAATCGGAAATTGAGCAATTTATTAATTCGCTTAATGAAGATGAACGCGCAGTTATTAGCAGGATTCTAGCAAATGCACCTGTGTGGTTCCCACTTGAAGGTCCGCAAATGGCTGCTTACACATCGGATGCTGACATTATCGGCTTCGGCGGTGCAGCGGGTGGGGGCAAGACTGATTTGATTATCGGCTCATGTCTTACTGCACATAAACGTAGTTTAGTTGTGCGTAAAGAGAAAGCGCAAACAGACGGTATCGTGCAACGTGGTGAAGAAATTCTAGGTCACAAGAATGGTTACAACTCGCAAAAGTCTTTTTGGAATTTGGGCAAGGGCCGTTTGATTGAGTTCGGCGGCTTAGATAATCCGGGCGATGAAAAACGGTGGCAGGGCCGTGCACATGACCTAAAGGCTTTGGATGAAGCTACAGAAATCCGTGAGGGCCAAGCACGTTTCATTATGGGTTGGAATCGTACCAGTGACCCAACAATTAAACCTAAATGCCTTTTGACTTTTAACCCGCCTACTACAGCTGAAGGTCGATGGGTAATTGATTTCTTTGCACCTTGGATTAAGAAAGGCTACCCGAACCCAGCACAGCCCGGTGAACTTCGTTGGTTCGCCAATGTGAATGGCAAAGAACAAGAAGTTGAAAGCAACAAGCCCTTTGTCATTATTGATGAACAAATTGTTTATGACTTCGACCCGAAAGACTTCGCTCTCGAAGACGTCATTAAACCAACTTCACGCACGTTCATTCCGGCACGTGTGACTGATAACAAGTACTACATGCAAACAGGCTACATGAGTACTTTACAAGCATTGCCTGAACCTTTGAGGTCACAAATGTTATACGGCGATTTCGGTGCGGGTATTGAAGATGACCCTTGGCAAGTTATTCCTACAGAATGGGTTGAAGCAGCTCAAGCACGTTGGAAACCACTTGATGACATGCGCATTTTGCACCGTGGAGATTTTAAGATGGATTCTTACGGATTGGACGTTGCACGTGGTGGGGGAGATAACACAATTGGCTTTGCGCGTTACGGTTATTGGTACGACAACCCGAACGTACTTGAGGGCAAAGACTCACCAGATGGACCAACAAGCGCATCGTTTGCTGTCTCACATGTTCGCGATCATGCACCCATTCATGTCGATGTCATCGGCGTTGGTGCAAGCACCTACGATTTCTTAAAGCAATCAGGCATTCATGTTGTGCCTGTGGACGTACGCAATGCTGCAACTGCATTCGACCGTTCGGGCCAGCTTAGTTTTTACAACCTGCGTTCACAACTCTGGTGGCAGTTCCGCGAATCTTTAGACCCTGCATATGGAAGCACAGTTGCATTGCCACCTGAACCAAAGCTTTTAGCAGATTTAACGGCGCCACGTTGGGGATTGCAGGGAACCAAAATCAAAGTGGAATCTCGAGAGGAAATTATTAAGCGTATTGGCCGCAGTCCCGACTATGGTTCAGCAATTATCAATGCGCAAATTGATACACCTAAACGCCACATTATGCAGACCATCAATGCATCAGCTGCTAGACGTGATTACGACCCATACGCGTCATAGTGTCAACAGGAAACAGGGCCTTTTCAATGTGCCAATCGCATAATGTCGAAAAAGGCAAAACTAATCGGAGCCCTTCAATGTGCGTGAAAAATATTCTTGACGGCGTAACCAATATTCTTGGGATGGATGCACCAAAGGCGCAAGTCATTGCACCGCCAAAGCAACCAACGCGCCAAGATTCTAAATCTCCTGATTCATCCGCGACCATTGACCGTGTACAGCAAGCACAAAATTCCATGTCTGGTGGTATTGCAAATACGCTTTATACCGATGCTCAAGGCGTGAGTGACGAAGATTTGCGCTTAGGCAAGAAAACTTTATTAGGCGGTTAAGATGACTGAAGACGATATCAGAGCGCTGAAAAAACGGTTTGATGCTGTTTGGCAATTACGTGTAAATGATATGGACGATTATTGTGCCGAATTAGCATTACACGTTTTGCCTGCTGCCATCAAAACGATTAAAGACCAAGAAAAGCATGACCGATCTGCATGGTCCAAAATTGTTGATAACACTGGTAAAGACTCGTTGAAAACCCTTGCAGCGGGTATGGTATCGGGCACTTGTTCGCCAAGTCGTAAATGGTTCACCTTGCAAGCCGCAGATGAATCGTTGCAAAAGGATATTGAAGTTCGTCAATGGCTTAAAGCTGTTGAGGATGCTTGTTATGTTGCTTTTTCAAAAAGCAATGTTTATCGAACTGTACATCATATTTACATGCAAGAAGGCGCTTTCGGTATCGGTGCAGCATTAGCTCCTGAACATGGTCGCAATTCAAAAGCTCAACTCATGGATTTAATACCGCTTACTTTCGGTGAGTTTGCTATCACAACGGACGAGTTTAATAAACCGAACGGCGTTTATCGCAAATTCAAATTAACCTCTATCAACATGGTTAAATATTTTGGATTGGAAAATGTTTCGGATGCTATTAAGAGTGCGTTTGAAAATAAAAACTACGAACAAGAGTTTGAAGTTTGCCATGCAATTTATGAACGAGTAGATGCAAAAGGGTATGGACCTAAAAACATGCCTTTCGCTTCAATTTACTATGAACCAAGTTCATCAAATAAATTGCTACGCGAAAGTGGCTTAATGAGTTTTCAGGTTATTTGCGGACGTTGGACTGTTTCAAGTAGTGATGTGTACGGTGAAGGCCCTGCAAGCGATTGTATTGGTGATTTACGTGCATTACAGAAAGGTCATCAACAAATTGCAGTAGGTGTGGACTATCAAGTTCGACCGCCTTTGCTTTTACCTGATTACTTGAAAGGTCATGAGCGTGAGACATTGCCAAACGGTATTGCATTTTACCAAGCGTCACCAACGAGACAAGTTGCACAAGTTCAAGCAATGTTGAATGTGCAATTCGATTTGAACGGTGTTATGGCGCAGATTGCACAATGTCAAGAGCGTGTTAAACGCGCATTTCATACAGATTTGTTCATGATGCTTGATGCTTTTGATAAAGGCAAAATGACCGCTACAGAAGTATATGAACGCAAATCTGAAAAGATGCTCATGCTTGGTCCGGTAGTAGAACGTCAAATTGATGAATTATTGCGTCCACTCGTTGAAATCTGCGTTGAGCGTGTATTGGCAAACAGTGAATACCTACGTCAAATTGCACCAGAAGCGATTCAAAACGCTGATGTCGAAATCAATTTCGTATCCATACTTGCACTTGCACAGAAATCTTCTGGTTCGGCAATTCTTGAACGTGCCCTTGCCATGATTGGGCAAGTAGCCCAAGTTGACCCCCAAGTACTCGATAAAGTTGATACAGATAAATTTATGGATGAATACGCGGAGATTAACGGCGTATCGCCTGATATTTTCCGTCCTCAACGTATCGTTGATCAAATCCGTAGTGACCGTGCAGCGCAACAACAAATTGCACAGCAACAAGCCCTTGCAGCCCAACAAGCACAAACGCAAAACACTAACGCCAATACGGTTAAGACTGTAAGCGATACAGATGCAGAAACTTTGTCTGACATGTTCTTGCAAGGCGGTGGTGCATGAGCGATTTAGAAACCAAAGGTAAAGAAAATAAGAGCGAGCGTGACCAGGAACTAAATGACCTGCGCTCAATCTTAGAAACCGAATATGGTAAGCGTTTTTTAATGCGCTTAATTGATCGGGCAAGCGTATTTCAACCCACCTATGGCGGCGGGTCACAAATCAGTGATTTTGCTTTCATGGAAGGCCGCCGAGAGTTTGGACTATTCATACTTGGTGAAATCACACAAGCCAATTCAGATGCGTGGTTAGACATGCAAAAACAAAGATTTTCAAAACTTAAAGAGAAGGTGAACCATGAGCGAAGTGACAACAACTACGACAGCAACTGATGCAGCAACTACCGCTACCACAACAGATACACCTGCTGCAACTATAACTGCTACTGAAACAGGCGGGAACAATCCTGTTACAACTCAGGTTGAAACCACACCTACCACAAACACCAGTAGTGAAAATACTGAAACCAAGTCCGAAGTTTTATTAGGTGGTGAAGAACTGCCTGCAGAACAGCCAATTCAATACACAGATTTCACTATGCCTGAAGGGTATTCACTGAACCCAGAAGACTCAAAAACACTTCAGGAACTTGGGCAACAGTTCAAAATGCCACAAGAAGCAGTGCAAAAACTCGTTGATTTAGGCGTGCAAATGCAACAACGACAAGCGCAAGAACAACAAAAAGTGATTGCTTCTTGGGTCGATGCAGCTAAAGCGGACCCTGAGTACGGCGGGGGAAAATTGAAGGAAAACCTGTTGACAGCACAACGCGCCTTCAGCTTACCACGTGGCGCTGAAATCTCTAAGATTCTCTTTAAGAGCGGACTCGGTAACCATCCCGCTGTAATTGGCTTTATGACAGAAGTTGGCAAGTTGTTAGAAGGGGACAACATGACCCACGGAAAAGGCACAAATACAGCGAACGTGGCACCAGCGGCCGTATGGTATGACAAATCATAAGGAATACTTAGATGCCTACGATTGTACAAACAAATCCAACATTAGCCGACGTTGCCCACAACATTGGTACGAACTCTAAAGTTGGGGCGATTATCGAAGTACTCAACAAGCGTCAAGACTTACTTGACGATGCTGTAGTGCTTGAAGCAAATAGCGGTACCCACAATAAAACTAGCGTTCGCTCAGGTTTACCAAAAGGTACATGGCGTAAATTGAACTACGGTGTGCAACCTGAAAAAACATCACGTGTTCAAGTCTCTGATAGTACTGGTCAGTTAACTTCATATTCAGAAGTTGATAAAACCTTGTACGACCTTCAGGGCGAAAATAAAAAACAATGGCGCTCTGAAGAAGATGCAGGCTTCTTAGAGGGTATGTCACAAGAGGTAATGGAAAACATTATCTACGGTGATGTTGCAGGTGATGTATCTACCTTTAACGGTTTAGCAACGCGTTACAACCATCTTATCGACCCTGAAACAGGCGTAGCACCTGCAAACGCTGTAAACATTCTGGATGCAGGCGGTACAGGCACTGACAATACGTCAATTTACATTGTGCAGTGGGGGCGTGAAAAAACTCACTTGTTCTATCCGCAAGGTACGCAAGCGGGTCTTGATATCCAAGACAAAGGGCAACAAACGGTACTTGATGCGCAAGGCGGCCGTTATGAAGCAATGCGAACTTACTTCCAATGGGACGTGGGTTTATCTGTACGTGACTGGCGCTCGGTTGTTCGTATTGCAAACATTGATGTTTCAGACCTTTCAAAAGATGCATCTACTGGTGCAAATCTTATTGATTTATTGGATGAAGCACTTTCTCTCTTACCACTTGCAGGTTCAGCACGTACAGCAATCTACATGAACCGTACTGTTAACCAAGCGCTTAAAGGCCAAGTCAATCACTTTAAAAATGTGCGCTTGACTCTTGAAGACTTCCGTAAAGACGGTAGCCGCAAAATTCAAGCATGGGATGGTGAGCCGATTCGCATCTGTGATGTGATTCTTAACACTGAAGCCCGTGTAGTTTAAGGAGAATTTAACCATGGCATTAGTTGATAAATTACTACAGTTCTCCGATAAGCAAGCTATTGCGGCGGGTGCTAGTACTTTCACTTTGGACACAGTGCATAAATCTGTTGGTACAGCGGGTTTACCTATCTGCCTTCAAGGGCATGTAGTCGGACCTGCAAACGCTACCGTTACAGTGACACTTGAAGAAAGTGCGGACGGTACAACTTTTACAGCGGCAGCCGCGTCAAAAGCGTTTAAAGCTGCTGAACTGAACAAAGGTACGTTCTTTTACGTGAACAGTGCGACAAAACGTTTTATCCGTTTGTCTTATGCTGTCGCAAATGCGCCCACTGGTTCTATTTCGGCTTGGTTGGGCAATGAAGCGGATATCCGTACAAACTACGACGCTGTAAGCGGCGCAACTGTTCCAGTTTAATCGAGGTATTTTAGATGTCAGACCAAGTATTAGTAGTTGCTATCAAAAAAGGTTTTTACCATGGTATTCGTGACGTAGGTACAGAATTCTATGTGCCTGCGGGTTTAGTGAACCCAAAAGTAAAAACTTGGTTTAAACCTGTTAATGAAAATTACGTATTTTCAGAACAGCAAAACGCAGACCCTAACAACTCATATACACGAATGAATAAAGACGCGCTTACACAAGCTGCCGTTGAAAAAGGCATTCAGTTATCAGGGGCTGAAACCAAAGCGCAAATTATTGAGCTTTTAACAGCTGAGTAAAGCCTATGAGATCAATTGTTGATCTTTGCAATTTAGCCCTGTCGCATCTCGCGCAGGGCTATGTTGTAAATGAACTAACCGAACCGACAAAGCATGCAAGATTGTGTAATACCTTTTACCCAATTTGCCGTAGAGAGCTGTTGGACAACGAACATCAATGGACGTTTGCCGTTAAGCGCGTTCGCTTGAATGTTGATGCAGGGTACGAGTTTGGCACGGCGTATGTTCTGCCGAGTGATAAGGTCCGTATATTTCAGCTTGAATCAGGCAGTCGATTCTATGTTGAAGGCAATCTGCTATTCACAGAAGATACCGCACCAATCTTACGCTATGTTCACGATGTGAAAGACTTGGCATTAATGCCTGATTCTTTCAAGACCGCTCTATCTTTTTTATTGGCCGCACGAATAGCAGGCCCTTTGACACAGAATGAGCAAAAACAAATCTCCATGATGCAGTTTTATGAAATTGAAAAGAACAAAGCAATTTTCATTGACCTGCAACAACATCGGATTGAAGCACGGCCTGAGCATACAGGCTCAATGTTTGAGGCACGATAAATGCAATATTCGTTTAATGGTGGCGTAATTTCGCCGGATATGTTTGGCCGCATTGATCAGGCGAAATATCAGACTGGTGTAGCTAAATGCAAAAACCTTTATGTCGAACTGTTTGGCGGGGTTGTCTATCGTGCAGGCTTTCGCTACGTACACCATTACCCGAAATCAATGGGCAAAATGCGTTTAATTCGCTTTGTCTTTAGTGAAGAGCAAGCCGTTGTTTTGGCTATTCGTGCAGGCGCTATAAATTTCTTTGCTGACGGCGGTATGCTGTTGAATGAAAACAATGAACCTTTAGAAGTTGCGGTACCGTATGCCGAAGAACATTTAATGCAACTCCGCTATGCTCAATCTGCGGACGTTGTGACAATAACCCATCCTAACTATCCACCTAGAAAAATTATTCGTAAGAGCGCAACGGAATGGATAACAGAACTGGTTACAGTGGGATATGGCATTGGCACACCACAAAATGTTGCCGCAACTGCCCATATTGAAGATAAGTATAAACCCGGTGGAAGTATGCACGACTCATACATTGAGCGTGATTATTCTTACCAAGTCACCGCAGTTAATGAACAAAATGAATCTGCTGCATCTTTAAAGGTTGTTGTACAAAATGACTTAACACTTGCAGGGAATTACAACACGATTACATGGGATGCGGTAACAGGTGCGAACCGTTATAACATTTTTAAACTACGATCTGGTTTAGCAAGCTTTATTGGTGAAACAACTGAAACAAGCTTCACAGACGATAATATTGAGACAAACGGTTCAATCACACCGCCATTAATTCGTAATCCTTTTGAATTTTACCCGACCGCAGTTGCATATCACGGGCAGCGAAAAGTGTATGGCGGCGGTTATAAATCGCCCCAATGGATTCGCATGTCGCGTACGGCAACGGATGACAATTTCGGGTACCACATTCCTACTCAAGATACAGATTCAATTCAAATACGGTTTGCTGCCCGCGACGGTAATGGCGTAAAACATCTTGTCACTTTGAATGATTTACTGATTCTAACAAGTGGTGCCCTGTGGAAAATGTCAGCGGATGGGGCAGTAACTGCTGCTAGTGTAAACATGAACAAGCAATACAACACAGGTGCGAATGATGTGACCCCAGTTGAAGTTGATGGGGCAGCAATATTTGCGTCTGATCAAACAGGTCATGTACACGAAATATCATTGGCAAGTGGTTACAATGCATCTTTTTATCAAACAATTGACCTATCAATAATGTGCCCACAACTTTTTGATGGGCATAAAATTGTAGATTGTGCGGTTTTGCGTAACCCATTGAATATTATATATTTTGTTCGTAATGATGGTGTTTTGCTTTCGTTAACTTACGAGCCGCAACAACAGGTTTGGGCTTGGGCTGAACACCATACGAATGGTAGATTTCTTTCAGTAGCTGAAATACCCGAAGATGACCAATCTGTTTTATATGCTTTTATTGAGCGTGACGGTTTTTATACCATTGAACGTATGCTTACAAGGCAGCCGTTAGATATGCAGGATAAGTGCTATTTAGATAGCAGCATTCAGTACAAGGGCAATCCTACATCAACTTTAACCGGCTTAGATTGGCTTGAAGGTCAAACAGTATCTGTGTTTGCAGATGGTGGCGTTAAACCCAATGTCAAAGTAGAAAACGGCACAATTAAACTGCCACGTGAGTTATCTAATATTTGGGTTGGTCTGAATTACGAAGCTGAACTACAAACATTGCCGATTTTTCAAGAACAAAAAAATCCTGTTAAACCTAAAGTCGTGAATAAGGTTCACCTAAGAGTAAGAGAGTCTCAAAACATTTTGGCCGGTGCTAATCAGGATATTGAGGATCGCACACCAATTGATGAGTTTAAACCGCGTAGCAATGAACGCTATGGTAGCCCCCTTAAATTGTATTCGGGTTTGGTAGAAGTACCAGTTGACAGCACTTACGAAAGAGACATTCAAATTACTGTAAAACATGATAAACCTTTACCAATGAAGATATTGGCCCTTGAGGTAGAAATGACATGAGACGAAATAATATTGAAATTCGTAAGCCGACTGAGCGCGATATTCGTATTCTTGTTGAAAACCTGCGTGATGCCGATAAAGACGAAATGAAAGCGTACTTCAATGACAATTTTCATTGGATGATCAAAATGTCTATCAAGCATTCAAGCGATGCTTGGACTGTAGTAGTTAACGGTAAATTGCTTTTTATTTGTGGTGTTGGAATGTCAAGTTTAATAGGTAACGTTGGTTGCCCATGGTTACTTGGCACAAATTTCATAAAACAATATCCGTTTGAATTTTACAAACAATGCCAAAGTATTTTAAAGGAAATGCGGTCGGAGTATGCCGTTCTTGTAAATCATGTGTATGAAAAAAACGAGAATGCTATACGTTTCTTAAAAAGACTTGGCTTTGATTTAAAAAAAGCGGAACCATACGGCGCGAACAATAAAATGTTTCATCCGTTCGTGATGGGGGCGTTATGACAAATCCATATGCATATGCAGCGGTTAAAGGTGTAGAAGCGCTTTCCAATTACGCAAAAATGAAAGCGCAAAAACAGGCGTTTAAGGACCAAGAAAAGCTCGCCCTTTACAATGCAACCCTTTCAGATAATCAGGCTCGGCAAGCTATTGAAGACGGTACCAATGCTGTAACCGATTATCAGCGTAACATTTCGGCCTTTAAATCAAGCCAGATTAACGCCCTTGCGGAGAATGGTATTGATGTAACACAAGGTTCAGCCATTGATTTACTTGCTTCAACAGAGATGCTTGCTCAAGGTGATATTGATTCAATTAAATACAATGCTGCGCTTCAGTCTTGGGGGCACAAGGTTAAAGCCACAAATTACCGCAATCAAGCCGAAAATTATCGTGTTGCTGCGAAGTCCATTAGACCTGTATTAAGCACGATACTTAACCTTAGTGGGGAAGCTGCTGCCGCATTTGGTTCAAGTATGGGTAAAGGCGGTTTAGGGGGCGGGATTGAAAGCGGTTCTGCATCTAGTGGCGGTTCTGACTTTGCTTCAAGCCTTTATGGTATAGGTGGCAGTAATTCGCAAGGCGCGTCATGGCAAAATTATAATTGGAATTGGTTTGGAGCTAGTTAATGCGTATCCCACAATTTAATCGACAAGTTTCGGACAATAGTGTTCCAAATGTACAAGTCAGTGGCGGCATGTCAGCAGGCGAAGCCGCTAGCTTAGTTGGTAATAAAACTGATAGCTTAGTTGGTGCACTTAATTCAGGTTTGAATGCGTACCAAGCATACCAAGATGAAGCGGACCGCGTACGGGTTATTGATGCGCAAAATAAACTCGCTGAATTAAAACTCCATTTGCAAAACAATGATGTCGACGGGTACGGCAACAAAAAAGGGGTAGATGTTGTAAGTTTTGATGATGGCAACGGTGGCGGGTTTGTAGACTACTATACAAAAGCATATCAAGATGGTGTTGGGCAAATTGCAAATACTTTAGGTAATAGTCGTCAACGTGCCTTGTTTAAAGAAATGTCAGAACGTGACGCGGTGCAGTTCAAAGGCTCATTACAAAATTACTTTGTACGTGAAAATGATGTTTATCAACAAAGCGTTTATTCATCATCAGCAGATCGTTTTATTCGAGAAATAAACGAGAACCCTGGTGACTTCACTAAGATTGATGAGAGCCGTACTAATCTTAAAGCTTCATTAGGTAAATTAATGAATCTTGAAGGAAAGGCAGCGACTGAAGCAGAAAACATTTATCTTAAAAATGTCTCAGTGGCCCACATTACAAACATTAGCGCCTTTGTGGAAAATGGTGATTTAAAAGCAGCACTTGCCTATAAAGATAAATATAAAGACGAGATTTCATTAGCAGATAGCTTTAAGGTAGATCAACGCATTCATCAAAAACTTGAAGATCAGCAAGTCGAATCTTTAGTTAATATGGCCACAACCGGAACACAAGAGGGCAGCAACCCTGCTTTAAACGTTCCCCCGCAAGCATCAGCAAAAATTGCTCAGGAGCTTAAAAGTCTTACACCTGATCAGATGAAAAACATCAAATACAATGATCAACGTTTGGATGTTTACACTGTGCATGCTGCAAAAGAAAAAGGCATGGAATGGGCAGCGCCTTTAATTTTAGGACTAAGATTGGCTGGTGAAAAATCTAATAATAGTGCCGTTTCTGAAAAGGGTGCTAAATCTGTTATGCAGTTTATACCTGATACATGGAAACAGTACAGTAAAGGCGGTCAAAGGGATATTAACAACCCCGCTGATACTATTGACGCTGCTTTTGATTTTATTTCAGACATTAGTAAAAAATATAAAACAAAAGACCCAATGGTTATTGCCGCTTACTATCATGGCGGGGGTGAGGATGCAAGAAGGGGATTAGCAGGGGGGCAACCTAAAGGGCCTAGAGGTCGCGCGTATTTAGAACGTATGGATAAGTGGTTAACTAAAGATTTTGGGCAGTACGCAAACAAGCCTGCAAAAACTCGAGAACAAGCACAATCAGAGATTTGGAATAGCAATGCGCCTGTAGAGTTGAAACAAAAAGCCTTAATTTTTACCGATCGGTACTACAATGGGTTGGATAAAGCTAAAGAAGAAAAACAAAACCAAGTATACGATTATTACTTTAAAGGTATTAATTCGGGCCAATTTACTTATGAGCAGATTCCTGTGGTTGATATTAATGCTTTAGAGCCCAATCAGATCAAAAGTTTAGAAGCGGTCAGTAATGCCAAATTTAAAAAGGATATTAAAACTGACCCTACGATTTACAGCATGATAATGCTAAATAAAGATGAGCTTTTCAAAGGAAAACCACAATCAGTTTTGCATCAGTACGCTGATAAATTATCCGCATCAGACTATCGTGCTGTCACAAAAATGTATATTGATGTTAATGCTCCACCAAAAGATGTAAGAAAAGAAGATGCTATTGAAGTTAGCCCTAAGACGGTTTCGGATTATTTAAATCCATATTTACCTATGCTTGGTATTACAAATAAGACAAATAAGAATCAGATCGATCATTATGCCGCTGTTCAGGCAGACGTAACACAAACATTGCGTGAAGCTGAAGCTCGAAAAGGAAGCAAGCTGACCAAGGATGAATTTAGTCGAGCTGTTCTTAAAACGATCGGGCTAAATACCAAAATCACAACATCACGTTCTTTGTTTGGGGTGTCGATTGGTAGTTCTGAAAGCACTTTAAATCGCATATACTCTGTTAAAAGCAAAGACGATATTGCTCCTAATACTCAAAAGAAAATTGATGACTTATTTAAAAAACAAGGTCGTGATTTATCAAAAGTAACATTAGCAGAATATCTTAATGCTTATTACTCAATGGCTAGAAGGGGGTTTTAACGGTGAAAAAATTTATTTTGGGGTTGATACTTATATTATCCCCCGTAATTATTTTTGAAATTATCTTAACGGTTTTAGCCTCTTTAGGAATAGCAGATACCCCTACAATAAAGGTTATCGTCGCCGCGGTTTACTCTTTAATATCTGTCCTACTCATTGTTATCGTTTACGAAAATACAAGCCCCGTAAAAAATAGGTTTTTAACGGTTTTATTGGATATTTTAACTGGCAGCGCGTTGTTCTTTTTGGTGCATCCCGCTTGGGTTCCTGTATTCTATTTATTAATAAGTTTGTTCGTACTGTTTTATTGGCACAAAAGGCAAAAAGGCGCGTAATGCGCCTTTATGTTTTAGCGACCACCTTTACGTTGGTCTGCTGCGCGATCTCCACAAGAAGAACCATCTTTGGCATTTTGCCAGCTATGATCACAACTTCCTGCAAAGGTTGCAGAAAAAGGTATAGATAAAGTTAGAATTAACAGAAATTTTTTCATGCATTGTTGCCTATGTTCTGGCTATTAAAGATTAAAATATAACCCAAAAAATAAGATATTAATACGCAATATTTTGCGAATACGTAAAAATTTGCATGTTCATGAAAAATACGCTACATTTTTATCAGGTGCTGAAAACACCTTTACTACAAGCGTTATTGTCACAGCGTCATCGTGGCTTTTGTTTTGTCCTTAAAAAGACAACTCCGATCATGTATACTTCTGTACGTGTTTGATCACGCACATGTTTACTCTATGGTCGGGAGTGCGACGAATAAAATACCTGAAAAGGGAATAAGTCCGCCATACTTGTAGTGGTTTTCAGCTCCTGACCGCCCGTCTGAAAAGCGGGTAAATTCTCATACAAGGAGTAAATTAAAATGTGGTCAGCCATTTTAAAATATGAAAACCCAATTACTTTAGGTTCAATTGTAATTCGCCAAGATAACGAAGGGCGTTTTTGCCTTAACGATTTGCACAAAGCAAGCGGTAATGCGGATAAACACAAAACAGCTAACTTTCTTCGTAATCAACAAACAAAGGATTTAATCGAAGAAATTAAGTCTTCTGCAAATTCGCAACAGGGGTGCTCAATTTTGAGCATCCCCCTAAAAGTAATCAATGACGGTATCCGCAACGGCACCTATGCGGTAAAAGAACTGGTCTATGCATATGCAATGTGGATTAGCCCTTCATTCCATCTTCAAGTTATTCGTGCATACGATGAAATGATTGTTAAGCAATTAGAAAGGGCTCGAAATAATTCTATGGGGATGCTACATATCCCTGAGCCTATTTCACCTGATACAAATCGTTATACCGTAGTTAAAAGAGACGGCGTTACCACTTTACGAGATGCGAAGGACGTATCTTTTGTAAACGCTGCGCATGTTTCTGATTTGCGTCGTGATCTAGGCACAGTAATTCGTGCATTAGAAGAGTTGCGTTATCGAACAAAAATTGTGGATGGTGAGCTCAGCGCCAACGAGTTGGCATTGCCATTAATTTGTGAATTGAGCGAGAATAGTCAGCAATTTGAACGCACAGTTTCAGATGATGAAATTGCAAACATGACCCCGTCTCAGAACAAAAACATGATGAGGGATAAGGTTGCAATCGCTATCTCTATGCTCAAAACAACTTATCATCCCGATGATATTAATAGGATGTGTAAAGAGTTCGGTATCCATCGAGATACAGCAAAACGTATTTTGAGTAAGCTATATCAGCAAGCGACAATGTTGGTAGGTTAATAAGCTGTCAACAGCAAAAGGCAGTCTAACCAATAACAGCATTTAAGATTACAAATAACCGTAGTCTTAAGTGCTTTTATTATGTCTGATCAAAATACAAATCTGACAATTGGTCAATTATTCGAATTAAACCAAGGCAAGAACCCAACGCAAATTGCGGATACAGAAGCCCGTGCGCGTAAGGCTGCACGTTCGTTGGGCTTAGACTATAACAAGATGACAGAAACACCAGAGCAGATCGTTTCTGTTGCGGATGAGGTAAACACTCAAAAGCGCGTTAATGAAGTGGTTGCAAGTGACCCTGTGCTGGGTAAATACGCACTTAACCCAAATCAAGCCGCTGTTTCACTTGACGACTTTGAAAATCTAAAAGACATAAGCGATAAAGTATCGCTATTGGGTTCGAGTTTGAACAAACCGCACGAACCTGTTTCATATCATGACATACAAAATGTTTTGTCTAAAGGAACATCACCAGAACAAAAAAAGAGACTGAAAGAACTAGGTATTTACGAAGACCCTCAAAAGCAGGTCAAGCCGAATGTAAACCCTAATTTATTGGATACGCTAAGTACATCTTTAGTGCCCCAAACATCAGACCAAGTTTTCAAAGAACATTACGACCGCATCAAGAAAACAGCAGGCGTAATGTCTGCCGAACGGTTTAAAAAATACTATGAAAACCAAGTCTATTGGATGGAGCACACGGCGACTGCTGAACCTACCAGTCCACAAGAACAAGGCAATCGATATGTAAATGCAGCTATTCGTGCTGTTGCGGCTATTGGTCAGACAGAAGGCGCAGTAATTAGCGCGACAACAGGAAACGATAGCCTTCTTAACTTGGCAACACGTGTTAAAAATAAAGCTGCCCCATCACAAGAAATGGCGCAAGCGCTTTACCAAGCACAACTTGCAGCACAGACAAATGATGCAGGTGTATTGGGCGCGACACAAGAACTGGTTAGCAATGCTGATGCAGGTTTAGTGGGTGAGTTTTTAATTGAACAATTGCCCCCCGCATTAGTTGGGTACTATGCAGGCGCGGGGGCAGGTGGAGTTTTAACAAATTCACTTATCCGAAATACAGCTAAATATGCGCCTATGGTGATGAACTTAGAAAAAGCGGCTAAGTTAGTACGCGGAGTAACAACCGCAGGTAATGCTGCGCAAGGCGCATTAGGTGCAGGCACGGCCGATGCTCTGGTGTCATATGGGCAGAACATGGCAGAAGCCCGTGAAAAGTTTTTAACCCGCCAAGAACAGATTGATTATGCAGCTGCAAAGACATGGGGTTCAGCCAAATACTCAGCGTTGGGCGGTGCATTAATGCCCGTAACTTTTGGCGGCCCTTTGCGTACTGTAGGCGGTCAAGCTGTCATTCAATCTGCTGCGGGCATGTATTCCGTTAAAGGTGCGGCTGATGCGGTTGGTGAAAAAGCCGACCCTGTAGAAATGGCATTAGAAGGTTTGTTAGAAGTTGCAACCGCTGCGCCTGAAGTAGCAATTACATCTGCGGCCAAAGTTAAAAACCAACGCACAGCACAATTTGCATTAGACCAATTGCGACAAGATCAACAGCAAGATGCTGTTCGTTCAAGTACGTTTGCAGCTGTACTTAACAACCTTATTGACCGCAACAAAGAAAGCAAGACAGCACAACGTGATGACTCTGCAAGCCAAGCATTTATCAAACAGGCAGTTGAAGAACACGGCGCGGTTGAAGAAGTTTATATAGATGGTCAGACTTTCAACCAGTTATTACGTGACCGTAATATTGAGCCAACCGATTTATTTGAACGTGCGCCAAGTCTGCAAGATCAGTTGGGTACCGCGGAAACATTTAACGGCACTGTACAGATACCAGTAAATGAATTTGTTTCTGCAATGTCGGTTATTGAGCGTCCAACAGATTTTGTCGAGAACGTTCGTTCAAGCCCGGACATGCCAACTTATCGCGAAGCTCAAGAGAACCTTGCAAAAACAACGGAACAAATGCAGCAAGAAGCCGATACATATATGGCTGAGCAAGCCCGTTTTGAAAGTGCTGAAGATGCAAAAGAGTTGGTAGCAACAGAAGTACAAAACCAATTGGCTAAAGTCGGAACATTTACGGCTAAATACAATCGTGCAGCGGGTGAATTAACTTCAGCTTTCTACTCAACGTTAGGCGATAAACTTGGGATTTCAGCAAAAGAAGCTTTTGACCGTTACCCAATTCGTATTGCTGATGAGCCGACCACGGATAAAGGAATTTCATTTAATCAAAGTGCTAACCCTGAACAAACAATCTCAGTAGATGATTTTGCTAAGAGCATTAAAAAACAATATGGAATTGAATTAAGTCTAAAAGGTAGCCCATCAAGTAATGTTCTTTCATTGCATAAAATTGTTGTGCCTGAAGCTATGCGCAATCAAGGTAATGGCACTAAAGCAATGCAGGATATTATTAGCTATGCTGACTCGCAAAATAAAACAATCGCACTTACTCCAAGTTCTGATTTCGGCGGCAACAAAAGCAGACTTACAAGTTTTTATAAAAAACTCGGCTTTGTTGAAAACAAAGGCCGCAATAAAGATTATGAAATTTCAGAAAGTATGTACCGTTCACCAAATGGTCGTAAATATAATCAAGCGAATGGCGGTACACGCGGTTCTATTACTTTCAGCATTGGTCAAGATGGCTCAACAATCGTATTAAGCAAAAATGCTGATTTCTCAACCTTTGTGCATGAGCTTGGGCATCATTTCTTAGAAATGAATATGCAACTCGCCCTAAGTCCTGATGCGCCCGCACAAGTCCGCGCGGATATGGAAACGGTAATGAAGTGGGCTTCACCAGAAACAACTGATCTGGGCGAATGGGACTTTTTCACCGATGCAGAAAAAACAGAAGTACACGAAAAATTTGCAGAAACTTTTGAACAGTATGTTTTTACGGGTAAAGCACCAAGCGCGGCATTAAAGCAAGTTTTCAACCGATTCAGACAATTCATGATTGCCGTGTACCGGAACATTGAAAAGTTTATGGGCATCAATGACCGTGCAGAATTGAATGCGGATATCACAGGTGTAATGGACCGTATGCTTGCATCATCAAGTGCAATTGCTGAAGCACAAGCTGCATCAAATCTTGAAATGCTAATTCATCAAGATGATGCAATGCGCCTTGGTATTTCGCCAAAAGATTATGACGAAATGCGCCAAGATCATGAAATTGCTACAGAATTATCTATAAATACTTTAGAGCAGAAATCCCTGCGCAATATGATTTGGTACCAAAAGCAGAAGTCTAAGTATCTGAAAACATTGCAAAAAGAAGCAGATAAAAAACGCGCTACCGTTCGCGAAGATATGGCAAAAGAAATTGCACAAGAACCTGTATATCAGGCTATGGCATTTCTACGTCAACCGCTTGACCAAGTTGCTAAGCGCGACTCAACCAAGGTTGAGCCTGAACGCGACAATCTATTTGAAGCGATTGCTAAATTCGGCGGGCTTGATGCCAATGAAGTAGAAAGCACTTGGGGCATTGATGAAGCTGCTAAAACCAAATCGGGCGTAGGCAATAAGCCTGTTGTACGTTCTTCAAAGTCAAAAGTAAAAGGCCTGTCAATCGAATCAATGGCTGAAAAGCTTAGTGAAGAAGGGTATTTAACTTTAGATGAGCACGGCAAATTTGATACCCGAGAACTTGAAGATAAATTTGCGGAACAGTTGCGCGGCGTTAATCAATATTCTAATCAAGTTGATCCTGAATTGTTAGATTATTCACAGGACATGGATTTGCTGCAACGCTATGCAGAAGGTCGCACAACCAAAGGTAAGTTATCACTAGATTGGATTGAAGCTAAATATGGCCGTGATAGTGATATTTACCAACGCATATCTAAAGGCGCTTATGGTTTTGCACAGCGCGGTGGAGAAAACCCCGACGTAGTTGCTGAAATGTTCGGATATGAAAGCGGCGATGCATTGATTCGTGACTTGCTTAATTCACCGAGTCCTAAGCAAAAAATTGATGAGCTCACCGATGCGCGTATGGCTGTTCAATATTCTGAATTTTTCGATCAACAAAGCATTATAGAAGCAGTCGAAGCCGCATTACACAATGATGTTCGTGCGCGTATGCTTTCAGCTGAAATGGCTGCACTAAACGGTTTGCTTGGCCGCAAGTCTGCTTTGAATGAAGCAGCAAAGACAGTTGCTCAAGATATTGTTCAACGCCAAAAAATTAAAGATATTCGACCGCATGTACGTGCACAAGATGATGCTCGTTTAGGGCGCATGGCAAATGAAGCATTTAGAAAGGGGGAGACGGTCGAAGCTGCACGCCATAAGCGCAATCAATTGGTTCAGTTCTATGCAACCAAATACAGTTATGATGCAAAAGACCAGATTCAAAAACATATTGATTTAGTCAAAAAGGTTTTTGGAAATAACGAGAAGTTATCTAAAAACCGTGACTTTGATTTTGTGACCGCTGCCCGCGGCATTTTGGGCAAATATGATCTTGGCCGCGAATCAACAAATTATGAGCATCAACTAGAATTGATTCGTAAATATGACCCGACCACATATGCCGAAATACAGAACATAGGCGCATTGCCTGAAAACCAAAACTATCGCGAATTAACACTTGAACAGTTCAATGCAGTTATGGCCGCGGTCGAAACACTTTGGCATCGATCTAAAGAAAATAAGATTTGGCATACAACCAATGAAGCCTTTGAGCGGGAACAGGTCCGTGAAGAACTAATACAGCAAACAGGCGGTAAGAAAAGCGTTGAGAAGATTCAACAAACTTTATTGGGTAAAGATAAGACCGCAGAACTTAAAGCTAAGTTCATGGAATTAGGCGCTTCCGCAAAACGTGTCGACCAGGTGGTGACTTGGTTAGACGGCGGCGCAAGTGGCAAATTCCGTACTTATCTAATCAACCCTATGCAAGATGCTTTGGCTAAATATCGTATTGAGAAAGCCAAGATGCTTAAAGACGTGGTCGATATTTTTGAAGGATTTGGCAAACTGGATAATTCAAAAATTGCTGCGCCTGAACTTAATAACTTTACTTTCGTGGGCAAGCAATCTTTGCTCCATGCGATTTTGCATACAGGTAACTTAAGCAACAAAGAGCGTCTTGTTTTAGGCTATGGGTGGGGTGCGCGTTTAGAAGATGGTTCGGTTGATTTCAGTGCATGGGATCAATTCTTTAGCCGGATGGTTAAAGAGGGCGTGATTACCAAAAAGGATATGGATAACATCCAAAAGCTCTGGAACCTTTTTGACAAATACAAAGAGCAAGCACAAATCACACATAAAAAAATTAACGGTCGCTATTTTGATGAATTACCACGTACACCTATTAGTACGCCATTTGGTGAGTATGAAGGCGGTTATGTGCCTGCTGCTTATGACCGTATTCGCTCAAACGAGCAAGACCGCATTCAAGATAAAAACTTAGCCGAAAATAACTTAGCTGCATTAGATATCGCAACGACTGGCGCGAATTTTACAAAGTCACGTGCAGATCGTTACCACGATCAGCTTGAGCTTGATATGTCTCGCTTACCAAGCCACCTTGATAAAGAACTTCGCTACATCCATCTTGAATTACAGATTCGACAAATCGGACGTTTATTGCTGAATAAAGATTTTCGAAATGAGATTGAGCGCGTATTGCCATTTGGGGTTAAACAAGTCTTTAATCCATGGTTGAAAGCAATCGCAAATCAGACCGTTGATGAAAGCTCAGGCGTTAGTTTACTCGATAATATTTTCCGCACACTTCGCCGCAATACGGGTATTGCGATTATGTCGGGTAACTTAAAGAACGCAGTAGAGCAGTTTACAGGGTTTACTCAAGTTACCGTTGCGGTACCGCCAAAACAATTACTTAAAGCGCAGGCACATTATTTCAGATCGGTTGCTACACGCGAAAACATGGCAAATGACATTATGCAAATGTCCGATTTTATGAAAACCCGATGGGACCGTGCAGCAGATGAATACCGTTATGCTGTTGATGAGATTGTTTTTCAAAAGAGAGCAATTCAAACAGTAAAAGATTTCACTATGAAACATGCTTATATACTGCAAACAACCATACAGCGTCCGATGGAAACGATTTCTTGGCAAGCGGCTTTCAATCACTATACAGAACAAGGCATGACACAATACGATGCCGTTCATGCTGCTGATGCGGTTATTCGACAATACATGACAGATATGTCCCCGGAAGGTATTTCAAATCTAGAACGTGGTACACCTGCTAAACGAATGTTTTTGATGTTTTACAACTGGTTCAATATGGTTTGGAATACATCTGTTTCGGAAGCGAAGTTAGCTCTTGAAGCAAGTAACGGGTCATGGGCGCAAGCATCCCCGCGCTTGGCATATATAGCATTAATGATGGTCTCTATCCCTTCGATGTTGTCTGAACTGCTCAGCATTATTTTTGCAGGTGGCATAAAGGATGACGATAAAGATGATGAGAAGTGGGACGACCTTTCCGCAAGACTTGCGCTTTCACAAGTTAAAATGCTTGCGGCATTTGTGCCTTATGCTGGTAATGCCGTGAACGCGGCTATTAGTAACACCGACGATAATGTTATGAACGATCGTTACACAGCTTCACCAGTGTTTAGTATGGGTGAGAGTGGACTTTCACTGATTCAACATGCAAGACGTGCTTTAGATGAGGATAAAGAAGTTAATCAAGGTAAAGCTTCAAAAGATTTAATGAATACAGCGACCCTCGTTACGGGCATTCCGTTTGCTGTACTTGGTAAACCTTCTGGTTATTGGCTTGATGTAGCTCAAGGCAAGAAAGATGCACCAGACAGTATTTACGATGCAACACGCGGTACGATAACAGGGAAACATGCACCAGAAAATTAACCTGTTGACAGTGCAGGACTAGTAACCATCTATTTATTAGTTAGCTTACATAAAATTGGCTGTAGAGATTACAGCCTTTTTTATTGGTGCAATTATGACTGTTCAAGTATCGGATCGGTTAAGCCAACTTTATGTTGGTAACGGAGTAAATACGCGTTTTGACTTTATGTTTCGAGCGTATGAGCAAGAAGACGAAACAGGCGTTGGAGTACGGATAAAGGTTGGTAACGAATTTGAGTTTATTGACGAGTCTGAATATACGGTCACAACTAACCCTGACAATATGGGGGGATACGTTACTTTTGTTAACCCACCTAGCGCTGAAACATTTTTTTATATCGCGGGCAAAACACCCGTAGATCAGCTTCTTGATATTACAAATTACGATAACTTCTATCCAGATGCTTTGGAGAGAGCATTAGATAAAATTACTGCCATTCTACAGGAATGGAACCATTTAGTAGATTTCGAAACACAAGCACGAATTCTTGCGGATATTGCATATGACGATCTAGCCAAGGAACGAGAGGCAGATTTAAAAGCGTATATCGATGGTATCGCAAGCGCTATTACTGGAAGACCTGTTTTGGGTCTGCCTTCGGAATTTGTTGTAGATGGTAATGATACCCAAAAGCAGATCAATGATAAATCTGTGCGTGTTTTTGAAAACATATCTGATTTACTTGCATATGTTCCTAGAAAAGATAAGCAGGTCGTCTATGTAAAGGGGTATCATGCTCCTACTAATTTTGCATTAGCACAACCCTATAAAGGGGGTGGGCATCGTACTTTCGTTGAATCACGAAGAAATGAAAACGACGGCTTCTTATGTATTAATGGATGGGTATTGCAGATTGAGAATAATACCGTTACTCCTGAACAGGCTGGGTGCCATGGTGACAATACCCATGATGACTACGCACAGCTACAAAAAGTTTTAAAATCAGAGTTAAAAGTTGAATGTGATGCTTTTGCGAATTACAGAATTAGTAAGCCAGTTGAGCTGTTCACAGGTCAAAAAATCAAAGGAAATGGCGCAAAGATCACGAAATATTCATCGAGTACAACAGGAATAACAGGACGCACAGATCCTGCGGGTAATCCGTACAATTACGACCAAGACTGTGCGGTTGTGTTTGCAGCTTGGTATGGTTGGTACAGCTACATTGACATTGAAAATATTACGATTATCAAAGAACAAGTTGCGGGCGAAGATGTCGGAAAAGTATTTTTTGCGCCCTATATCAGCATGTCAACACTAAAAAACGTGGTAGCGAAAGGTGGTGAATACGGATTTTATGGTGAAGATCTGTGGATGATTAATTGGATACGATGTGAAGCTTATTCTAAATGTGGTTTTTATATCGGAACTGGTACATCAAATACCCTAAATACATGTTGGTCTAAAGAAACTAAAGCTGGTTACTCAGCATTCCGACTTCACAACTTAACTTATTCATCTTTAATCAATTGTTGTGCGGAGCATGTTGGTGAGGACGGTGCGCCTGCCGAGGCTGCATATCATATCACCAGTTCAGACTTAACTATGATCGGATGTGGAATAGAAGGCATCCATGCCTATAATCTAATTAGAGCGGGGTACTCGTGGGTAACGATTGAAAATCCTAGTTTCATTTACGGCATTAACAATAAATATCGTCATGAAACATACACAGGTTTAATCGATATAGATAATTCAGATAGTGTTGTGTCATTGACGGGTGGTCGAATCACTTCGATTAATTCAGAAGTGTTTGCAGATGCGGTGCGGGTTAATGGCGGTACATTTAACTACGAAAGTCCACTTTGGGTTGGGGTTGGTTTTCCTGACGACACCTCTGATTTTAAAATTAGAGTTTCAAATTGGGCAGCCATTTTAGATTTAAGCAGTTTCACTGGTCGTAAATACACATACAATGGCCGTGCTCAAACATGGATTAATAAAACTCCGACGCAGTTCAATGGCGGCATTATGTTGAACGATCTGGGTGCAATGAATTTAAAAGATATCCGAAAGCATGCATATTTTGGTTCACAAGGTTCGGGTGCGCGCGGAAGTATTGCTAATGGTTACCCTGTGGATGGTTTTGGTGGTGTAGTATTAAATTTTGCATCTGGTGATGATGGTGTTTACACAAATGCAGTGCAGTTAGCATTACCAGTGAATACTAATACTCCGTATTTCAGACGCGCGGGCTGGTCTGAGGGTTTCACGACATGGTTTAAATTTCTAACTTCAGGTAATACGGCTATAGATGCTAATGGTTTTATCAAAGCAGCATCACCCATTGTTAAGCTTTACGCAGATAAAATTGAATTAAATGACGAAGCTGCACAGCAGACCATTACTTTTGAAAAAGTTTCCCTTGGCAGCTATCTGGTAAAAGGATCATTAGGGTTCGCAACAGAAGGTTGGTACATTGAGACACCGAAGGATGCGAATGGCAATATCTTATTTGCAGTGCAATACAAGCAACTTGAAAATAATGATATTGAAGTAAAAACTTTTAAGAAAAAGTTTGATTTTGAAAGTGCTTCAATTGTTGCGGATTTATCCAATCCTGTTGATATCCCTTTAAACAGATGGATCGATTTGCGCTTAAAAGTAGCGCCAAAGCCTGAATTGATTGAATCGACGATCTGATACTGACCACACATAAAAGGCCCTGATCAATTCAGGGCTTTTTACTGTCAACAGAAAACGATACTTAAATTAAACCAGTCCATAAAATAATGAAAACATTAGATTGGTGGCAAAAATGAACGACCCTTTAACAATTAAATCCTTACCTTGGTTTATCAAGATTTGGGCGGCGGTGATGGGCGGCATTTTTGCGCTCATGTTAAGTGGCGATATCGATGTTGAAGGAAAGATAAAAATCAACATTGGTGTAATCATCAAATTCGCAATTAGCGTTTCTATCAGCTTGTACGGCGGTTCAGCATTTATTGAATATCAGGATTGGGGGCATTTCTCGCACATGGCCCAAGGGTTTGTAATGTTGATATTCGCGGTATTTGGGATGTTGCTTATTGGCATTTGGTATCAGGCAATCCAATTACTAAAAGGTAAAACAATTAGTGAATTGATCTTTGAAATTAAAGAAGCGTTCAAAGCCATATTCAAGTAGGAGAGTGCAAATGTCAGTAGAAAAATATATTGATGATCTTATCAAACGTGAAGGTGGTTTTGTAAATAACCCTAACGACCGTGGCGGTGCAACTAATTATGGAATCACTGAAGCAGTTGCGCGTGTAAATGGTTGGAAAGGTCCAATGCGTGATTTACCTTTGGATTTGGCAAAGCAAATTTATAAACAGCAATATTGGATTAATCCGCGTTTTGACCAGGTTAATACCTTATCTCCTTTAATTGCTGAAGAGTTGCTTGATACTGGTGTTAACTGTGGAGTAGCTTTCGCAAAGCCTTTATTACAACGTGCATTGAATCTATTGAATAACCAAGGTAAAGGCGGTTGGCCTGATTTAGCCATTGATGGTATTTATGGGTCAGCTACGTTAGGGGCATTAAAAATTTTCCTTGCCAAACGTGGTAAAGACGGTGAGAAAGTGATGCTTAAAGTTCTGAACATTATGCAAGGGCAACGTTATATTGAAATTTGCGAACGCAATCCCACGCAAGAGCAATTCTTCTATGGTTGGATTAGCAACCGGATCGCATAAAGTGTTTTTGTGTAAGAGAACCAAGCTAGCAACTTTTATCACTCTACTGTGCATTCTGTTTTCAGGATGCACGGCGCATTCAATCAATAACAATATTCAAGTATCATTATGCGTAAAGGCACTTTGAGTTTTTAAAATGGCGCAAGTAATGATTATGGTTATGGAGGCAGGCAAGGCTGAGCATACATGCAACTTGCTTGCTGACATAAACAAAAATGGTGAAGTAACTAAGCTCTATGATTATAACGGCAATGAATTAAAAATTAACTTTTTGCAAAACCAAGTCTATTACAACAAAACTTGGTGGCAATTTACCAAGAAACAAGATATTTAAAATAAAGCCCCTAAGTAGGGACTTCTTATTATGCGGCGTTTAGCATTTTGGCAATTTCCGATGCGGTCGGATTGTAATAGGTATTAACCAATACACTAATAGTTTTGTGTCCTGTGATTTTGGCAAGAATCTCAACAGGCAAACGATAGTCATGAACAAAGCGCGTGATTGCCTCATGTCTTGAATCGTGAAAAGTAATAACCCCATCTAACCCAACACGGCGTAAATTACGCTGCCAAATAAGTCTAAATGCATTAGATGTGAGCGGTACCATACGATTATCGTTTGGATCGTCTGGCAACCAAGAAAGCATTTCTTTTGCTTTAGCTGTTAGGGGGACGTCACGAGCTGAGCCGTTTTTGGTGTCTAAGAGTCGGATAAAGTCGGTAAAGATTAGTGACTTTTGTACACTTAGAATTTCGCCTTTACGCATTGCTGTTTCAAGGGCGAATAGAAACGACCACGCAACGCGGTGCCTTGGCTGTGTGGGCGTTTTACCCCATTCATAATCCAAGCCTTTAATTACCTTACTAATATGGTCATCGCTAATGCGTTGGTGTCTTGGCGGCGGTGCGGAAGGTTTTGTAATTTCTTTAAATGGGTTTTCTTTAGTTAAAAATAGTTCTTTGCGCGCATAATCAAAAACCGAACTATACATAGCCATTTCTCGAATGACTGTTGCACCCTTAACTTGTTTTAGACGCTTATCACGCCATTGCTTGACTAGGGCAGGAGTTAGGTTGTGTATAGATTCATCTGCAAGTTCGCCCCAATTTTTCTTTAAGCATTTAAGCATTTGCACAATTAAACGGGCGCTTTTCATTTTGCGGCCTTCATCCTGATAATACTTATCAAAAAGGGCTTGAAAAGAGATATGGATTTTTTCGGGTTCTGAGGTTGGTTGTTCAGACTGTAATTCTAATATTTTTGTGGCAGCCCACTGTTCGCATTCACTTGCTGTGTCACGAGTGGCAGCGTAGCGCTTGCCCTTAAAACGAACTTCAATACGCCAAGCGTTGCCGCGACGGGTCGGTTTCTGCATTTTTAACACTCCAAATTTCATGGTGGCGCACTGCCGTCAAAAATTGAAGATGTACAAATGACATCCACTTTTCTGGCGGCGGCACGGAAATATAAAGCGTTTTTTAATGTGAAATATGACTATTTTGAATAGTCATAGCTGACCTATCGACAATAAAAAACAAGCCAAAAGATTACTAGAATCTTTCAGCTTATTGATTTTTAACAACAAATTTTGGAGCGGGAAACGAGACTCGAACTCGCGACCCCAACCTTGGCAAGGTTATGCTCTACCAACTGAGCTATTCCCGCAATGTGAGCACATTATAGAGTGTTTCATTAAAGTGTCAACACTCTTGTGATCTAATTGAACGTTTAATCAGCACGACGCCAAACTGTACCTTGACGTGTATCTTCAAGAACTACACCTTGCTCAAGTAAAGACTGACGAATGCTATCTGCTTTAGCAAAGTCTTTTGCTTTTTTCGCATCAACACGTTGTTGAATGAAATCTTCAATTTCAGCATCAGACAAAGCAAGTGCGTCTTGTCCAATATCTGATTTTAAGAAATCGTCTACATTGTGTTGTACCAAACCTAAAATGTTGGTGAGGTGACGTAATGTTGAATAAAGCACAGTCGCTTGGTCAGCTTGCTCTTCTTTTACAGCACGGTTTAACTCTTTGTTCAGTTCAAACAATACCGCCATTGCTTCGGCAGTATTGAAATCGTCACACATTGCATTGTTAAAGCGTTCAATAAAGCTTTGATCAAGCGTTTCAGTTGTCGTTTGACCGTACACTTGTTGATAAGCTTTAAATGAATGATAGAAACGAGTTAAAGAAGTTTTTGCCTCTTTAAGTGCTACATCAGAGAAGTTCACAGGGCTACGATAGTGTGAAGACACAATAAAGTAGCGGATCACTTCAGGGTGGAATTTCTCCATTACGTCACGAATCGTAAAGAAGTTGCCTAAAGATTTAGACATCTTTTCGCCATCAACGTTAATAAAGCCAACATGCATCCAGTAGTTTACATATTGCTCACCAGTCGAAGCTTCACTTTGCGCAATTTCATTTTCATGGTGCGGGAACATTAAATCTGAACCGCCACCATGAATGTCAAAGTGATTGCCTAGGCAGCAAGTCGACATTGCAGAACATTCAATGTGCCAACCCGGACGACCATTACCCCAAGGGGACGCCCAAGATGGCTCATTTTCTTTTGCATGTTTCCAAAGCACAAAGTCAAAAGGATGTTTCTTTTCAACTTCTACATCAACACGCTCACTTGCACCAGCTTGCATGTCATCAAGCTTACGGCCAGAGAGACGACCATATTTTTCAAATTTGGTGACTTCAAAATAAACATCACCGTTTGAAGCAGGGTAAGCAGCGCCTTTATTCACCAGATTGCCAATCATGTTTTGCATCTGGTCAATATATTCAGTCGCTTTAGGTGCTTCATCTGGTGCTAAACAGCCTAAGTTCGCTGCATCTTCATTCATGGCGTCGATGAAACGCGTGGTGAGCTGTTGGATTGTTTCACCATTCTCATTCGCACGTTTGATGATTTTGTCATCAATATCGGTAATGTTGCGAATGTAGCGGACTTTCCAGCCTTGACTACGCAAAAAACGGATAATGTAGTCAAATGCAACCATAACTCGAGCATGCCCGATATGACAGTAGTCGTAAACGGTCATACCGCAGACGTACATATCGATGTGACCTTCTTTGCGAGGTACAAATTCAACTTTTTTTCGTTGCTCAGAGTTATATAAAACAAACGGTTGCAT